GTGTTTGTTATTATTAAATGTAGGGGGATTATCTTTATTTGTCAACAACCATTGAATGAATGAAGAAAAAACATAGGGGGAAATAGCCTATAAACATTGGTGTTTCTACTACATGAAAAAAAACTTTAAAAAATCTAAAAAAACTTTGATGATTTGCACCCTAAAAAGGCCTAAGACTTTTTTATTAGTGAAAGATTTCACAAGCCGGCTACATCCATTGATGAAGAAGGGGAAGAAGAAAGAAGTTAGTAGTAAAGCACCCTAGGGGTATTTGTTTAAATTTCTAAGGTACTCTTTTTCAAGCTGTATGAACAGCCAGTCATAATAGATATAAAGGTGGATATAACCACAAAGAAAGGAAGAAAGTAATTGGTAAAAACTACCAATAAATAAAGGGGTGAGGTTAAATGTTGGCCCCTGTTGTATTTATAGTGTACCCTTCAGAGATATGCTGTTAACTAATATAAAACGCACTACAGATAGTGGTGTTCCTTTACTAGCAAGTTATTACTTATTTAAGATGTTAAGTAGTTCTTACCCTGTGCTACTCCCAACCCAAACCGAATAACTCCATATAGTAGCTATATAACATATGTAGAATAATAGGCTTTTACCCTAGTTACCATGGTCAGACTAATCCACTTACTTGATGTCTTATCTATTAGATTGTTCTAAAAGTCTGCAATCTAATGTGTTTGTGTAATTCAACTATACCATAAAAATAATATAGTAAAATGATATAGGGTATTTATTTTGTAGGCCTCCTTACTTAATTAAATACCCCACATAAATTACGACTATGCTATTATTACTAATAGATAGGTAACTTAGGAACCTCACTGGTTTTTCATAAGTTCCTCCTTTCTATTGTGTATGTTAAGTTTAGGTCCTACTGGCAACAGCAGGGCCTTTACTTTATGGTATAGTTTCTCTATGGATTATGTAAGTGTCGAGGATTGTGATATTTGTTTGCATCCTTATTGGGCTGACCAGTTAATGGATGGTGTCTGCGAGAACTGCCAACAGTTTACATAAAAAATTTTCAGTCCTACCTGTATGTTATAGTAAAAACTGATATAACAAAAGGAGGACATATGTTGTCTGAAAACGAAAAAATAACTGAAACTTTTATTAATGAGATACTTATTAATAAATATATTGATGGAACTATAAAAGCATGGGCTACTTCAAAAAAAGCTAATATTGATAACTTAGTTGATAATTATGGATATTACTACGAAGGTGGAGAAGATGATGAATATACTTCATTAGACCATTTGCACGAAACCTTTGCTAATAGAACAGAAGTATTGAGATTATTTATGAAAGAACTTAATGGTGTTCAAGATAGAATACATCATTTTTTAGAGATGATGCAAGAAGCACCGGAAACTCTTTCGTCATAAAAATTTTTTTTACCTCCCATAAAAACATGGGTGCGGTAAATTAAAGATACCTGGAAAATCCAGGTGCTGCGTATGAGGATACGCTTCAATTTATAACAAGAAAGAAAGGCTTTCATCTAAATTTAAGTATGTGGTGTACTTGAAAGTATTGTTAAGGTGAGATGTTTTTGTGAACTGTTATATTTTTCATTACAGTAAATGGACAGACTGTACGAACAGAGCCTCGCTTCGGCGGGGTTTTGTGTTATTATAATAGAAAGAATTGAAAGGAATATTATGCCAAAAGGAATTGGATACCCAAAAGGAATGCCTAAAAAGAAAAAAGCTAAAAAGAAAAAAAAGAAGTAATGGCTGAGTATCAAGGTAAATCTGTAACTTTAAACAAACCTTCCAGGATTGGTAAAGGTGAACCAGGTCATGGTCGAAAGAAATTTAAAGTGTATGTTAAGGATGGAAGCAAAGTTAAAAAAGTAATGTTTGGCGACCCTAACATGGAGATAAGAAAAGATAACCCGGAAGCTAGAAAATCATTTCGTGCTAGACACAAATGTGATACAGCTTCGGATAAGACAAGTGCAAGATATTGGTCTTGCAAAATGTGGTAGGAGAGATATGGCCGGTAAAAGAGTAACTTGGAAGTGGGGCGACAAAACTTATAGTGGAACTTTAATTAGAGAAACTAAAACACATAAGTACGCCAGGACCAAGAATGGTAAAACTAAGGTAATAAGAAAAAAAGTTTAATTGAAAGTAGCATGCCCTAAGTGTGGCTTATACTTAATATACGATATAGACAGGGAAAAAGTAACTTGTTTAAACAAAGAGTGTGAAGGATATTCTAAATGACAAATGTTAAATTATGTTTTGCACAATCTTGTCACAATGTATTAAAAGCACCTAAACGAAAGTTTTGTTCTGCTACTTGTTCTAAGGCCTACCATAATAAAAAATTTTACGCACAACAACAAGGTGCTGTCTATGAACCCGAACATGATGGAAAACCTGTAGCGCAACCTAATGTACAAAAAAGAAGAGGTGTCGTTTATGACGCTCTTATAGAAAAAGACTTAGGACCGCTTATTCTTAAAGGTGATTTAAAAAAACAGGATGCTGCTGAAATCTTAGACTGTACAAAAGCTGCTTTATCTTATGCATATGCTGCATGGTTAGAAGACATGGAGACAAAAGAAAAAGCAGAGAACTGGACTTTACCTGCTAAAGCAGAGAAGTCATTAGCTGACTTTAAAATTTTTAGAGATAGATATTTTCAGACAGAGACTGGTGAACCCTACCAAACTCCGGAATTTCACATTAGATGGATTAAATCTATTCTTGAAGCTATTGAACATGGAAATCAACAGATGATACTATCTCCTCCTCGACATGGCAAGACTGACCTACTAATTCATTTTGCAGTATGGCTCATAATTAAGAACCCTAATGTTAGAATATTGTGGGTAGGTGGTAATGAAGAGATATCGAAGAATGCTGTCGCTTCAGTAATAGACCAGTTAGAGAACAATGAAAAACTTATCGAAGAACTTTGCCCACCTGGAAAAAGTTTTAAACCAACTAGCAGAGCAGGAAAGGCGTGGTCACAAAGTGGGTTTACTGTGGGTACTCGTACTGTTACCGGGATTAAGTCTCCTACCATGGTTGGTATCGGTCGGGGTGGAAAAATTCTTTCACGAGATTGTGATATTATCATAGGCGATGACTTAGAGGACCACTCTTCTACAATGCAACCCGCATCAAGAGAGAACACAAGAACCTGGTGGACAACAACATTATCTTCTCGAAAAGAGGAACACACAGCTTTAATTGTTATTGGCTCCAGGCAACACTATGACGATTTATATTCTCACCTACTAGACAACGAAAGTTGGAATACAATAGTAGAAGAGGCACACGATACAGGATGTACTTTACCCGACTGGAATGATGAAGCTCACCAGGACTGTATGTTGTGGGCAAACAAAAGAACTTACAAGTGGTTAATGGGTAGAAAGTCTGCTGCAGAAACTACTGGTGGTAGAGCAATTTACGAAATGGTTTATCTTAATGTTGCTATGCCTGATGGTATGGCCTTATTCGACAGCGTAGAAATAGAAGCATGTCGAGACCAAAGTAGAGAAATTGGGCAGGTACCTGCAGGAGTTAGGTTAATTGCAGGACTTGACCCGGCATCAGTTGGATACCAGGCTGCATTTCTATGGGGTTATGACCAGGCATCTAACAAATTGTATATGATTGATATGGAGAACTCACTTGGAGGTGGTATTCCACAAGCACTTAAAATAATTAAAGAATGGTTTGTGAAATACAATCTCGCTCATTGGGTTATTGAAGAGAATGGTTTTCAGCGTGCTATTAGACAAGACCAATCTATTAGAGACTTTGCAGGTAAGCATGGTATCTTCTTAGAGGGAACGCAGACTTATTCTAATAAACACGACCCAATATTTGGTGTTACAGCAATGAGACCATTGTTTGAACAAAAATTAATTTCTTTGCCATACCTTGGCTTTGAAGCCCAAGAAAAGGTAAACTTATATAAAAGTCAGTTAGTGTATTTCAGTTCTGCTCAAAACAAGAGTAGGTCAGTAGGACAAAAGTCTGACTTAGTAATGGCTAGTTGGTTCCCAATGAAAACTATTCGTAGACTTCAGAAGGAAAGACTTGCTACAATGGGACTTGAATATGAGCCATCTTTTGGTGGGTATGAAGGTAGTAGTATGGATTTGGATAATTGGAGATAATGAAAACAGCAGACGAAATATATAACAGAGTGTATGAACTTAGAGCGCAACATGCAGATGTGATTTCAGAAAAAGATAAAATACGAGCCATTATGAATGGCGGTGCTGATGGTATTAAGGCTTTACTTGGTAAACAAATGCGTGATATGGATTATAACCAAGTACCTGCACCTAACATGTTGCATTCAGCTATGGAGAGATTTGCACAAAAACTAGGTAGAGCGCCTGATTTAAAAATAGATATCTTCAATGATAAAGATAGTGAACGAGCTACAAAGAGAGCAGAAAAACTAGAGAGAATAGTACATGCTTACGATGAACAACAAAAATTAGAATTACAATTACCACAAGTTGGTAGATGGCTACCTGGTTATGGCTTTGCTGTATGGGTATTAAAAGAAAAGAAAGATGCTAATGGTGTTCCTTATCCATATGCAGAAGTAAAAGACCCTTATCTTTGTTACCCTGGATATTTTGGTGAAGGCCAACAGCCTAGTGAACTTGCTATTATACAAAGAGTTCCACATGAGACATTAGCTAAACTGTATCCAAATCACAAAAATGTTATCTTAGATGAAATTGATGCTGAATATAATACAATGGCCTACATGTCAAGTTACGATAAAACCTGGGCTAATCAAAGTGGTACAGGTAAAGTTGTAGCAGAATATTATGATGATGAAGGTACATATATTTTCTTACCGGAAAACAAAGTTATATTAGATTTTATTCCTAACCCTCTAAAATCCGGACCAAGATTTGTAGTAGCTAAGAGATTTGCTTTTGACCAAATGCAAGGTCAATTCCATCATGTTATAGGCTTGATGGCTAATATGGCGAAGATAAATGTTCTATCTGTCATTGCAATGGAAGATGCTGTGTTTACAGAAACCAACATCATTGGCGAGATAGAAAGTGGACAGTATAAGAAAGGACGATTGTCAGTTAACTACTTGACACCTGGAAGCCAGGTATCTAAACCAACAAACAATCTACCCTATCAGCTGTTCCAACAGATAGATAGACTAGAAAGACATCTTCGTTTAGGTTCTGCATACCCTGTATCAGATGATGGACAATCGCCTAACGCTTTTGTTACTGGTAGAGGATTAGAAGAACTAGGACAATCTGCATCATTGCATGTAAGAGAATATCAAGTAATTCTTAAAGATGCTTTAGAACAGATTGACACTAAGAGATTAGAGTGGGATGAGACTATGTACGCAAATATGCGTAAACCTATTGCAGGTTTTAGAAATGGTACAGCCTTTAAAGAGACTTATGTTCCTAGTAAAGATATTGCAGAGATGTACAAGACAAGAAGAATTTATGGTGTTATGGCCGGGTTCGATGAACCACAAAAAATTATTACAGGCCTACAGCTAAAACAACAAGGCATTATCGATAAACAAACTTTACAAGAGAATATGGATGGATTAGATAACATATCACAAATCAATTCAAGAATTAATGCAGAAAGAGCAGAGAATGTTTTGTTTGAAAGTCTTATGGCACAAGCTGCACAAGGTAATCCTAAAGCAACTATGGCTGCAATTGAGATTAAGAAAAATCCGCAAAACATGAATTCAATTCTAGAAAAGTTCTATACTCCTGAAGGTGACGACATGACACCGGAAGAGGCAGCCTTAGCGCAAGCAGGTCAGCAACAAGCAGGACCACAAGGAGGACCTCCACCGGGATTAGCACAAGTTCTTGCACAAGCAGCAGCACAAGGAGGTGGACAAGGTGGCTAAAGATTTTGACCCAATGGCAAAAACCAATCACGAATTCTATGACATCATTAATCAAGAAGACTGGAATTTTCACAATGTTGAAGATGAGGTACTTTTAAGTGAAGCAATGGAAGAGTTAGTTATAGATATGGAAGAATTTCCTGTAGTTTTTGAATACATGTTACCAGGCCCTATGGAAGGCGTTATGATAAAAATTATGATGAAAAGATTATCTGATGAACAACAAAGACAATTTGTACTTTTCCTAGCAGACATGGCTGAATTTTTAAATAATAAGGATGAAGACTATGGTTAGATTAAGTGCATCAGAACAAGCTGCTAAAAAAAATACAGACATGAAAGCTGACCCAGGATATGCAGACTTGTATATTCCTAGAAAAGAAGGAGACCCAACAGGTTCATCCGGTATGGTAAATGATTTAGCTACTGGTTTAACTGCTGAAACTTCGGGAGAAGTAGCATCTGTACAAGGAGCTACACAAATACAACCAGGTAGGCCTATGAAATTAGGAGAGCCAACTAAATTTCCAGGTGTGTCTAATGTTAATGGATTACAAACTGGTACAGGTGGCGTACCTAAACCACAATTAGATTTTAATGGTTATATGGCCGGCCTCTTTGATAAATTTCAAGACCCAATAATTTTAGAATACTTCCAACAAAATGATGCAGCACCACAAGTTGTTGATACTAAAAAAAATAACAGGTATGCCAACAAATTAAAGGAAAGCGATGCGGTCTAATGGTATATCATTTTCTGCAATGGACCTCGCTATTGCACATGCAGAAGATACGCTCAATAGGGTAAACTCTTACAAGCAAGGAACGCAAGAGACTAGCTTAGAACTACAACAACGAATAGCTAACATGGGTAACGCCTACCCTACTCTACCACCACAGATGGTAGTATATTCAGCATTAACAGGCTTAAATCCGGAAGATGACATGGCTTTGCAATTAGCTCAAAGAAATCAAGAGATACTTGCAAAGAAGTATGAACAGAAAATTGTTACTAAAGTAAATCCTTTTAAACGAGGTGTACAGTTAGGTATGCTTGCATTAGATGCTGCATTCCAACCTGTATCAAGAGGTTTTAAATCTGCAGTAGTTGCTGCACAAGAGACTGGACAATCAGTTCCACTTACAGTAGCAGGTGCTACATTAGGTGGTTTAGCTGAAACTTTTGTTAATCAAACTCCAGGACAAGAAGGTAGGACAACAGCTAATTTTCTAGGCAATGTTTTTAATCCTAGTGTTGGTGAAGCATTTATAAATGCAAGAGAAAAGTATGGACCAACAGAACTTAATCTAGCTTTGCAACAAATAAAGAAAGGGAAACCTCTTAACTTAGGTACTGGTTATTTACCATCTTCAATAGATTTAAGACAGACACAAACTTATCTTGACGAAATAAGAAAAGGTTCTGACGAGAGAACTGCAATGACAAGAGCTGCAGATATTTATGGTGCGCCGATTACAGAAGTGTTTGATAAAAGAGAAGACCAATTTAAATATCAAACAAAAACTGGAGAAGAGATAGACATATCTCCTGGACGAGTTGTTGCTGCACAAATGTTAGAGCCAGGTTCTACAGGATACAGTGTTGTCTCCGGTGTTATTGATGGTGTCTTTAGAGTTGCAGCAGACCCAGTAAACCTAGGCCTTGCTTATGGTGCAGGTGTAAAAAATGCAATGAGAACAATGGTAAGTGCTAATACTAAAGCATTAAAAGCTACTGATGATGCTACACAATTATCTAAACAATTATTTAAAACATTTTTGCCAGGAAAAACAGGTAAACAAAATAGAGCTATTTTTTATGGTAGAACACTAGATGATGTTAGAGCAACAGGATGGGGACAAAACTTTGGAGAAGCAATAGCAAAACTTAGTGGTGATGAAGGTATGTCTTTCTTGAATGATATTCCTGAATTTAGAAATATTCCTATGTCAGTAAAGAAAGTACTTTTAGAAGTAGATGACCCTATACATGTATGGGATGTACTTGATGTTGTTGCTAAAGGTGGTAATTTAACTGATACACAATTTGACAATATGTTTACAATGATTAAATCTTATGTACCTAAAAAAACACAAATAGAACTTGATAGAGCTAGAGAATTAACCAAGAATAATAAAAACTTTGGTCTAGGAGCATTGCCTGCTAAACCTACAGTAACTGGTGAATTCTTTAACTTTGTTGGTAAATTAATTACTGGTCAAAGTACAGATGTTGCACCTATGAGAAAATTTGTAGGGATGTTTCAATCATCACAACCTGCTAAAGGGTTGCTTGGTGTTGGCTCACAAATGCGTATGTCATTACCGAAACACATGCAAAGAGCTATGTCATTAAGGCCACAAACTACAGCAATCATTAGTCAACTAGATGAAACAGCTTGGAACATAGATACAAACTTAAAGAATGCATTTGTTGATAGTAAGACTAGGGGTAAGTATGCACAGGAAACATTAGCTGCACAATCACAATCAGAGCTAGATGATATTGTAAACAGAGTTAATCAGACTATTGCTCGTTCAGTTGGTGAGCAAAACCCCAACTTGTTAGTGGATGTTGAAAGTCTAATTAAACAACAAGAAAACTTTGGCGCAGAAATGGAAGAACTAAGAAGTTATTTTAAAGGTACTACTGGTGGTTCATTATCTTTTAATGGTGTAAAAGTAAAAAAGAAATACAAAAGACTTATTAACGACTTAGAAGGGCATTTTAAAAGTTTAGGCATTGAGTATGACATTGACAAAGTAGAAGAGTTTATCTTTGAAGCAGTACCTAGTATGCACATGTTGTCACAAGCAGGTTCAACATTCTCAACAATCATAGACCCACAAGATGTGGTGCAAGCAACTAAAGCTCATCAAACATTAATTGGCCCTACTGATAGTAGATTAAGAGCATGGGCAGATAAGCCTAAAAATTTAGCAGAAGATTTTAACTGGACTGACTTTCTAAAAGTTCCTAGAAAAGCATTGTTAGATAATATATCCGGGAACAGACTTACTTTAAAACCAAAAGGTCCTATTGAAACTATGTTAGATAATGTACAAAACAAAATATTAAAACCTGCATGGATGTTACGACTTGCTCTTATGTTAAGAATATCACCCGAAGAAGCTATGCGTGCTGCATTCGGAGACAAAGTAAACTTTATTACACATCCATTTCAAAGAATGGCCTTAAACTCAAACAAACAATTTGGTTTATTTGGAAATGAAGTTAGAGCAAATGAAGTAGCACAGTTGTATAACAACTTAGGTGAAATAGTTATGACTACAAGAATGGGTCCGGATGATATTGAGTTCTTAAAGAATATGATTGATGTAGATGATTTAGACCAATTTAAAGCTATAGATTACAATAGGTCGCAAAAATTAATAAAAACAAATCTACTAGAAACAAATCCACAAGGTGTTGTATCAGACTACATTGTTGATGCTGCAGTTAATAACTTTGATTTAAGAGATTTAAGATTTGCAGAGTTAACTGAACAAGCATTTAAAACAAAAACTAAAAAAATAAAAGCTAATGCTAAAGGAAATATAGAGGGATTTGATGGAGTAACTTATAGCTCTATGGGTGAAGCATTTATAAAATCCGGTGGGTTTACTACTGATTTAGATGCAAGAAAATTTATTGACTTACAAACAAGAAAACTTGCAGAAGGAGATGCATTCGTATCACCTTATAAAGATAAAGAGTTTAGCTTAGGCCAACTTGGAGATATAGAAACAAAAGCAAAAGAACTTAATATAAGCCCTGCAGAATATATAGACCAACAAATAGACAATGTGTTTTTAGATGATGACACTATTGGCCTGTTGTCTAAACAAAGTCATGTTATAGGAACTTATCAAGATGATGCAGGAAACTTTATCATTGATGTATCTGTTGCATTACAAGGTGAAAATGCTATTGCTAATGCTGTGTACATTGGAGCTAACTCATTTCAAGAAAGTGTATATATCGCTAATAGAGAGCTTGCAGAAAAAACAGGATTTGGTAAACCACTAATGGATAATGATTTAATTTACCTATACAGCAAAGCTAAAGGAGATGGTTATAAAACTGCAGGAGATATCAATATAGATACAGTTCTTAATAAACCAACTATGGAAGCAATGTTTAAATCTAACTTTGATGCATTAGGACTAAAGGTAGAAGAAGTTAAAGGTGCTGCTAAAGGTATGCCTGGAGGAAGTTTATTTAGTACAGATGAAAGTTACATGGCATCTATGGGTGAAGCTGCTATTACTAGAGGATTACTTGATGGAAGAAAAGATTTAGCAGAGAACTTAATGATTAGTGTTGATAAGTATTTACCTACTGAAAACATCAACCCTAGATACTGGGAAGCATTGTGGGAAGAAATGTACTTACTTGCATCAGACCCAATAGTTGTACCACTTGTTAATAAAGGTATAGATGACACAATGATATATCTTAGAGGTGAAGGAAAAGAAACTTTAGAAGAATTAGTTGCTAGAAGTTTTAATCCGGAAGATAGATTATATTTACAAAGTGACAAAGCGTTAAGAGAATATTTAGAAAGTCTCCAATACAGAGTTGCACAAACTGTAGGAAATCCTACTGCTAAGATAATGGACCCAAGAACAGGTAACGAATTATCAGCAGAACTTGCTACAAGAGTTTGGTATCAGAATGGACAAAAACAATATCCTAAGTATGTTGCTGATATGTCTGTAGGTTCTAATACAAAGATATTCCAGTTTATTAAAAATGGTGGTGTCCTGGATAATAAAGATTGGTTACGATACAAGACACATATCCAAACATTTAAATTAAAAGAACGAGGCACAAACAATCAAGAATTTTACAAACAATTTATCAAGCTGTTTAAACAAGAAGTAGATGCACAAGATTTAGGGCCTAAAGTATTGCCAAGAAGATTTGACCTACAAAGTAGAATATCCGAAAGTGGAACAATGATTGTTGGTGAAGAGATACAAGCAGCAGGATACTTAGCTGATGTTAGATATGGTAATGATGCTTTAAACAGTTTATTAGAAACTGGATACAATGCATTGATATCTAAACCATCTAACTACTTAAACAGAGACCCATTATTTAGATATGCATTTTATGAAAATGCTATAGAGGTTATACAGTATATGGACGATGCAACTAAAGCACAGTTCTTAAAAGGTGCAGAACCTTGGATTGATGGTAACAAACTATGGGATGAATTAATTGAAGCTGCTAAACAACCATCATTAGAGAATACTGTTACTAGCTTGCCACAAGCAGAAGAGTTATTAAAAACTGCAGCTATGAATGAAGTAAAAACATTATTCTATTCTGTATCACAACGACATGTTGCTTCAGATTTATTTTCTAAATACATTCCTTTCCCGGAGATATGGGCAGAGGTATTCCAATCATGGGGTAAATTAATTACAGAAAACCCACAAAAATTTAATAGAGCAAGAATAACAGTAGACAATGGTACTGAAGCTAAACCTTGGGACAGTGAGAATGGTTTCTTAGAGAAAGACCCATCAACAGGAAAACTTATGTTTAACTATGTTGATGTATTTAACATACTCACATTAGGTTCATTCAAAGCATTAGGTAGTGTTATTCGTGCATCGGGAGTTAAAGAAAACTTACCGGATGCTATTACTTCTCCATATCAAACAGCAGTATTTGGAGAAAGTCTAGAAGATGAAGGTATACGAGCTACAGCTCCTGGTTACGCATCGGGACTTAACTTAATTGCACAGAATGGTTTTGCTCCTGGATTTGGACCAGTAGTAACATTCCCAATGAGAATATTCTTAAATGCTATAGGTGCGCCACAATCTGCTCGTAAGTTTTTCTTAGGAGAGTTTGAAAGTTCCGGCCAGTTATCAGACCAATTACCTGCATGGGCTAAGAAGTTTTTAACTTGGGAAGGTTCACCGGATACAGATTTACAAAATGCATTTGCTACAACAGCAATGGACTTATACAGTTCTTATGTACTTGCAGGATTAGTTGACCAAAGTGACCAATTAGAAGTTAACAAATTTATAGATAGGGCATTAGAACAAGCAAGAAATGTTTATGTCATACGAGGTATGGCACAGTTTTCATTACCTACTGCAGTACAACCAAGAATAGAAGTTGAAGATAAAAATGGTGAATGGTGGGGAACACAAGTATTAGTAAATAAATATCAAGAAATGTTAATTAAAAATGGTTATGACAACTTTGCTACACAAGAAGAGTTTATAGAAAAGTTTGGTATTAACCCGATACCATTAAAACAAGCTAGCTCTTATAAAATTGGTAAACAACCTGTAAAAGAAAATGCATTCTTTTGGTGGCAAGAAGATGATAGAAAAAGATTATTAGAAGCTGATGCATTACCTAACACTGCTTATTATATTCATCCGGATAAAGTAGAAGACGAATTGTTTTGGCCTGCATATTATGAAACAAGAAGTCAAGGACTACAACCGGAAGAGTTTGGTAACTTTATGAGACACAGTCAAGCTATTTATGAGTATGAAAAAGGTAAAAAAGATATCAAAGAAAATGTTCCGGATAGTTTACAAAAAGAACAGATATCAAATCTTAAAGCAGAAATAGAAGAAGATTATGGATTTGATTTATTTAACTTCCAAGGTAAACCTAAATCTGCATCAACAAGAGAGTTATATGCAGAACTTGATAGATGGGTGGACTATGAAGAGACAAGACAAAGTCCGGAGTATCCAATATTAACTGAGTACTTAGATTACAGAAATCAAATTATTGATGTATTATTAGATGGAGGAAGTTTTACTTACAAGGGTGAGACTATGTATGTCTTTAACCCAACTAAGAAATCAAGAACATTAAATGGTGTAAGCGAAGCACCAGTAAGAGCTAGAGAGATTATGACAATAATTTGGCAAGATTTGGTAACTAAAGGTAAAGATACTAACTTCCCACAGCTAGCTAATGAGGTGCTATTCTATGAGATAAGCCCTAATAATAGTGCGAATACAGGAGATTAATAAATGCCACACGAACCAGGTCACGAAGAAGACAATTTAATAGACGAGTTGTTACCCGAAGAAGAGGGTACAACAGAAGAACCGCAGAAAAAATATGCATCTATAGCTGAACTAATAAGCCAGTCATTTGCACAACCACTGTATTTCTTTACTGTTGAAACTCCTGGACCTACAAAAACAGCTAGAGGAACAATAGAAAAGCACTGGTCTATACAAGAAGTTATGGAGAACACAGACTTTTCTGAGTTTATATCTGATGATACAAGAGCTAAGTATGCAGACATTGTTGCTAATCCTAATGTAGATGCACAAGCTAAAGTAGTAGAACTTATAACAGATGTATATGATGACATATCAAGTGGTAAAAAACAATATACAGTAGAAGCTGAAGGAACATTTACCCAACCTGGAAAAGATACAATAATTACTTTTAGTCAAAAGAAAACCGATGATGGTGCTATGGCAACAGATGCTCAAGGTAGGTCAATAGGTTTACTTAACTATAGTGAATATGGAGAGAGTGTAGAAAATACCAGCACTGAAGAAATAGTTTTAGCAGAAGAAGTTGCAGAAGCGTCAAAAACTGCACAAGATATACAATTAGCACAAGGTGCTATTAGAACAAGTCATCCTACTTGGGGTTATAAAACTACAAAAGAAGGTTATATACAAAACTCTGCAGGTGATTTAGTACGCGCTCCTTTTTGGAAAGGTAATGAGTACAGTATGTTCAGTGACATGGACCCATCAGAAGTATTTGCATTACAGCAAAAGATGGTTCGTGCAGGAATGAAAGCTCCTACTGTAGAACAGTATGGACAATGGAGTGATACAGAAGCTAACTTTATGTCTGCAGTATTTATTAAAGCTGCTGATGATACAGACTTTAGTTGGGAAAAAGATATAGCAGCAGGATTACCTGCTTATACAACTGCATTACAAGAATTAATGGATGAGGTAGGCCAAACAGAAGACTTTATAAAACTACTCAATGAAGCTAACTATTTACAATCAGAACCTAATGTTTCACCTGCTCAAATACAACAGTTATTAGACCAGGCTGCAGCAGGATTAGGTATAACATTGACAGCACAGAACTTAGTTGACTATGGAAACTTAGCAGTGCAGGCCTATGGTCAAGCAGCAGCATTAGAAAAAGATTTTCAAGGTTCTTTAATTACAGATA